GAAACCGATGAACTGTTATGAATAGGATGAAAAACTATGACTACTGAGACCCAAAAGAAAGAAGTGCTCGGCCGTGTTACCCTCCTGGGTGTCCGGCTCTCGTTTGCGGACATCTGGAAGCCCAAGACGCTCAAGCGCGACGACGGCTCCGAGTCCGATCCGAAGTTCTCCGCGAACTTCCTCATCCCCAAGGAAGGCGACCTCATGGCCGTCTACAAGGGGAAGAAGATGCCGATCATGAAGGCGCTCAAGGCCGCCAAGATGGACGCCATCGGGAAGAAGCTGGGCGCTGAAAAAGCCCAGGAACTCAAAATCCGCGCGAACAACTACTGTTGCAAGGACGGCGACGAAGAGAACTACTACGGCTACGCGGGACAATACTACGTCTCCACGAACAACTCGAAGAAGCCTGTCATCAAGGGCCGCGACAAGCGGAACCTGAGTGAACAAGACGGGATCGTCTATTCGGGTTGTTATGTGAACGCCATCGTGACCCTGTGGTATCAACCCGCAGGAACGAAGCGCGGGAACGCCGTGCCCCACGCGGTCTACGGATCGCTCGAAGCTGTCCAGTTCGTCCGTAAGGGCGTAGCGTTCGGCGCACCTGGGGTCGATGACGATGACTTCGAAGACCTGACGGATGAAGACGACGACATCGGGGACGACGATACGCCGGACGATGATGACGACGACGACATGCTGTAAGGCACCAGGGGGCGGCTTCGGTCGCCCCCATCCTTCGGAGACAACGCCAGGACCCACCCCAACATGCACATTATCTCTCCCCGTCCCACGCGGCTACATCATGATTTCGAGACGTTCTCAGAGGTCGATCTCCGCAAGACGGGGGTGAGCAAGTATTCACGCGATCCTTCCACCGAAATCCTCATGACGGGCTTCGCCCTGGACGATGGGCCAGTCCAGCAATGGGTGCCTGTCGAGGGGCAGGAGATGCCCGCCCAGCTAGAGGACTCCCTCCTGGATGAGCGGATCAAGAAGTATGCCTGGAACGCGCAGTTCGAGCGATACATCTGGAAGTTCACGGCGGGGATCGACATCCCGATCAACCAGTGGCGCGACCCTATGGTGATGGCCTACTCGGCCTCCCTGCCAGGGAAGCTCTTGAAGTGCGGCGAAGTGCTCAAGCTCGATCCCGAATACCTCAAGAAAGACGGCCACCGCCTCATCAACTGGTTCTCCAAGCTGCGGCCCGCGACCAAGCTCAAGCCGAAACGCCGCGTCCAGTGGTGGGAGAAGTATGATCTCTGGCAGGAGTATCTGGACTACAACATCTGGGACGTGATGTCCGAGCGCAAGATATACCGGATACTGCGGAAATACGATCTCCCCGATCACGAGTGGGAGCTTTGGTATCTGGACCAGGAGATCAATGAACGCGGTATCCCGATCAACATGGATATGTGCGACAACATCCTACACGCCCGCGACACCCTCCTGGACAAGCGCCTGGATGAGATGGGCAAGATCACGGGCCTCGATAACCCGAACTCCAACGCCCAGCTATTGCCTTGGCTCCAGGAGCAAGGCTACGTCTTTGATGACATGAAGGCCGCCCACATCAAGCGCGGCAAGGAAATCCTGGACGACCAGATCACAATCGGCGATGTCCGCCCAGAAGAGGTCAAAGACCTGTGGCGCGTCCTGGAGCTACGGGCCGAGGTCGCCAAGACATCCGTCAAGAAGTTCGACGCCCTGGAGAGCCACACGGACGACGACGGTCGAATCCGAAACTGTTTCCAGTTCTGTGCAGCGGGCCGGACCTGGCGCTGGGGCGGTCGCGTGATCCAACCCCAGAACCTCGCGAAGCCCGTCTACGGCCTCGACGGCCTGGAGTGGGGCACGACGGCCTCTGGGTTCGAGTATGTCAGCGGGGGCGCCCAGATCGACGCCGCGCGGCTCCTGGAGACCCTGGACGCCGAAGGGCTGGAGATGATCTTCGACAACCCCATCGACGCCATGTCCGGCGCGGTGCGGACTGTGATCCAGGCCCCTCCAGGCTACGTCTTCATCGACGCCGACCTTCGGGCGATTGAGAACGTGGTCCTCGGATGGCTCGCCTCCGACCGCAAGATTCTGTCGGTCTTCGAGTCTGGCCGCGACCCTTATGTGGACTTCGCGACCTACCTCTACGGCAAGTCCTACAAGGAACTCTGGGACGAATACAAAGCCGGAGACAAGAAGAAGCGAACGGTTTCGAAACCTGGTGTTCTGGGGTGCCTGAAAGGGGACACTCCAATTCTTACGCATAAGGGGTGGAAGGCTCTTGTGGAGGTCAAGAGTGACGATTGGCTCCATGACGGGCAGAAGTGGGTCAGGCACGGGGGCGTAGCTTGGAAAGGCTATCAGGAGGTATTGTGTAGGTTCGGTTTACATGCTACTTCGGATCATAGGTTCTTGACCAACGGAGGGTGGGAAGAGTGGCAACAGGTGTCCCGGCAACAGACGTTCAAATCGGCTCTAGATATGGGGAGTGGCGTGTTCTTGAAAACAGAGGGTCTTCGAGGAGCACCGGAAAGTTATTTCTTTGCTTATGCAAATGTGGTCGAGAACGAGTCATACCGAGATCAAACCTCGTGCGAGGATTATCCACACGTTGCACCGGATGCGCTTCGGCTAACCGTCGCTCCGAACTCGGAAAGAGAGTCGGCTCGGAGCTTTACGACCTACTCGCAAATCGTTTCTATGCTGCGAGATCGCGTTGCGAAAACCCGGAAAACAGTAAATATCGCTACTACGGAGGTCGGGGAATTGCTTGTCGATTCAATTCCACTGACGAGTGGGTTCGATATTCAGTGGATGTCCTCGGCGCGGACGGTGACCTTGAAATTGACAGAATCAACAACGATGGAGACTATGAGCAAGGGAACCTCCGGCTCGCATCCAGATCAGAGCAAAACTCAAATCGCCGACACCTGGGACATCCTGAATACAGGGGACTATGCCCGGTTCGCGGTCTTGACGGAAGATGGTTGCCTCGTATCCCATAACTGTGGATACATGCCCGGCGAGGGCCACGAGTTCGAGAACAAACAGACGGGCGAGATCGAGGCGACGGGCCTCCTGGGCTACGCCTGGAACATGGGGATCAAGCTGACCCAGGAAGAGTCCTCCATGTCCGTGAAGGTGTGGAGAGACACCTACAAGGATGCCGTCAAGTTCTGGTATAAGCTCCAGGACGCCGCCTTCCAGACGATGCGGACCAAGGAAGAGACCGTCTGCGGTCACGTCTCCTACGACACCAAGGGGGCCTTCCTGCGGACCAACCTGCCCAGCGGCCGGAGCCTCCACTACATGAAGCCCAGGATCGAGAGCGTCTTGGCTCCGTGGGGCAAGTATAAGAACTCCCTGACCTACGACGGGTTGAACGACAAGAACCAATGGGTCCGCACGTCCACCCACCCAGGGAAGCTCACAGAGAACGTAGACCAGGCCATCGCTCGCGATCTCCTGGCCGACGGGATGATGAAGGCGGCCAAGAACGGCATCCCCATCGTCATGCACGTCCACGACCAAATTCTAGGTCTCGTAAGGGAGGAAGAAGCCGAAGAACGACTCCAGGTGCTCATCGAGTGCATGACCGATCTGCCCCCGTGGGCGAAAGGTATGCCAGTGGGAGCGGCTGGTCACATCTCAAAATGGTTCGTCAAAGACTAAGGAAACCAACATGTCTATCAATGGAAAATTCGCCCGCCACATCTCCGAGGAAGTGATCGTCCAGATCATCCAAATCCGAACGCAGACAGGCCCCACGACTCGTATCATGCGCCAGATGCCGGAGCCCAAGGTCTTCGTGGACGTGGCTTGCGAGTGCGGCGACCAGCATAGCATCCCTATCGAGGACTTCCTGGATTACTTCGAGATGGTCCAGGAGATCACGTTGCGGTCGGTCGAGATCGAACACGATGCGGACGACACGGAGTTCTGGGTGGGCCTCCACGAGTTCATGGTGAGCCAAGGTTTCGACGGGCTTGTCGAACCCGAAGTCGAAGAGGATTTCGAGACCGAATGTGAGACCCCCGCGACTCGAGTCCACTAATGTCGGAAGAAGCGGTCGAAGCCACGGTAGACGCCATCGCCAAGCGCAACGGCTACCTTGTCAGGAAGGTCTCCTGGCAGGGTCGCCGTGGTGCGCCGGACAAGGCGTATATCGGGCACGGCCGCTTCATCCTGATCGAGTTCAAGAAGAAGGGCGAAATCCTGGAGGGGCAACAGAGCCGCGAATGGAAGCGCCTGAAAGCGAAATACGGCGATGTGCATTGGGCTGATAACGTGGCCGATGCCTTGAAGATATTGGGGATCGAGTGATGGCGAAAGGCGACACCAGACTGTATCTCCAACCAGAAGCCTATGGGCTATTCGAAGGCTTTGACCGGACCCTGACATACGAGGATTTCGATGAGTATCAAAAATGGATGAGCAAGAAACTGGAGACCAGCAAGGCCGTCCTCCTGGGGGCGTTCATGGGCAGCGGGAAGACGGCGACGACGCTCCACGCCTTCTGGAAACTGTGGACGGAGGGCAAGGTCAAAAAGGCCCTGATTATCGCGCCCTTAAACGTGGCGAAGGACACCTGGCCGGACGAAATTATGGTGTGGGACTTCGCACGGGAACTCCAATACGCCGTGATAGTCGGGGACGAAGAAACGAGACTCAGGGCGCTTGAAGAAGAGGCCGAACTCTTCATCATCAATCGCGAAAACCTCAAATGGCTCTACCAACTAAAGGGCCACATGTGGTTCAAACAGTTCGACATCCTGATCTACGACGAAGCCTCCAGGCTCAAGGGCGCGGACAAGAAGACCAGGAAGGGCCGCCCTCGCAAGGACGGCACCGTGAAGCCTCGGTCGCGGTCAGAGTTCGGCTACACGGCCCAGGTCCGGCGCGCGATCCCTCGCGTCTGGGAACTCTCTGGAACGCCGTCCTCGAACGGCCTGATCGACCTGTGGGGGCCTGGATACATCCTGGACTTCGGGAAGCGCCTGGGCACGTCCCTGACGGCCTTCCGCGAACGCTGGTTCCAGTATGACCAATACAAGCGGACCTGGAACCCGTTCATGCACTCCGAGGGCGAGATCATGGCGATCCTCAAGGACATCATGTTCGTTCTCCAAGAGGAAGACTACATCAAGCTCCCGCCGCTCAAGGTCTACGACCGCTTCGTGAATATGGAGCCTCGCCACATGGCGAAATACCGTGAGTTCCAGCGCACCCTGGCGCTCGAAGAATACGACGTGGAGGCCGTGAACAAGGGGGTCCTGTCGAACAAGCTACTCCAGTTCTCCAACGGCTCGATCTACTCGGACGCTGACATGGACGATCCCGACTGGACGCCCACCACGCCGCCGAAGGCCAACCACATCCACGACCGCAAGCTGGAAGAACTCGGCTCGATCTTCGAGGAAGCCAACGGGGCGCCAGTCCTGATCGCCTACACGTTCAAGTTCGATGTCCACGCGATCAAGAAGAAGTATCCGTGGGTCCGCGTCTACGGCGAGACACCGAACGATCTCAAGGATTGGAACCAGGGCAAGCTCAAGGCGATGATCTTGCACCCAGCCTCGGCGGGACACGGTTTGAACTTCCAGCACGGCTCGAACATCGCCGTCTGGTATGGACTCAACTGGTCGTTAGAATTATACCAACAGTTTAATAAGAGACTGCATCGTCGGGGACAGAAAGGCGAGAGCGTCAAGCTCTACCGTATCCTCACGAGGGACACTCACGACGAATGGGTTGCCGAGACCCTGGAGAACAAAGCCGCGACCCAGGACCAGATTGTGGAATACGTCCGCGTGAGCATGTCTCAGATACGCGAAGACATGTAAAGGATCGCAGCATGAGCGCCGACGAAGAAGACCTTATGGGTGCCCCAGCGAAGCCGGACCCCCACGCCAGTATGAAGGCACTGCCGAAGCGGGAGCCTCGCGAGATCACATCTGCGGATGCCAATGAGGGCACGATCAAGATGACCGGAGCCATGCAAGGCGTCACGGTCTACTGGTTGTCCCAGGTCTTCGGACTGACACCCGAAACCGTTCGTAAGCGGCTCGCGGACTGCACCCCAGAGTCCATCTCCGGCAAGAGCAATCGGTATCGCGTGAAAGACGCCGCCGAGTTCCTGGTGGAGCCGAAGATCGACATCGAGAGCTACATGAAGCGGATGCGGCCAGGGGACCTCCCACCGTTGCTCCAGAAGGAAGTCTGGGACGCCCGCCTCAAGCGCCAGAAGTGGGAGACGATGGCAGGGGACCAATGGCACACGAACGATGTCATGGAAGTCCTGTCGGACGTGTTCTCGATCATCAAGTCCACGATCCAGCTATGGCCGGACACCCTGGAGCGCACGGAAGGGCTCACAGACGAACAACGGCAACTCCTGGCCGTCATGGGGGACACTCTCCAGGATGAGGTCTACCAAGGCATCAAGGGCATGGCCGCGAAGAAAAACACCAAGAGCACCCTCTACGATCTTAACGGATACGAGGAAGACGAAGAAGAGGACCTACTATGAGCGACCATGCCTTCATGACCCTGGAAGAGATGGTCCTGTCGTCCGCAGACGCCGTGCGCCCACCAGAGCGGTTGACCGTATCCCAGGCGGCCGACAAGTATCGCAAATTGAATAACAAGGGAGCGTATGTCGGTCCCTGGAAGAACTCCGTGGTCCCGTATCTCGTGGAGCCGATGGACACCCTCACGAGCCTGAAATACACGGGCCTGGTCTTCGTGGGTCCGGCGCAATGCGGCAAGACCGAGATGTATCTAAACTGGCATACCTACAACGTCATCTGCGATCCTGCGGACATGATGCTGATCGAGGCGTCCCAGGGCCGCGCGGCCGACTTCTCCAAGCGACGGATCGACCGCCTCCACAGGGACACGCCGGACACCCAGGAACGCCTCATCACAGGCAAGAACTACGACAACACCTTCGATAAGCGATACCGTTCCGGCGCGATGGTCACGCTCTCCTGGCCCACGGTGAACGAACTCTCCGGTAAGCCGATCCCCAGGCTCTTCCTGACGGACTATGATCGCATGGACCAGGATGTCGGCGGGGACGGCTCGCCCTTCGACCTCGCGTCCGCTCGCGCGACCACCTTCCGGCGCTATGGCATGACCTGTGCGGAGTCTTCGCCGTCCCACCCTATCACGGACCCACGGTGGTCCCCCTCGACGCCCCACGAGGCCCCTCCTACCGAGGGCCTGGGGATCATGGCGCTCTACAACCGAGGCGACCGTCGGCGGTGGCACTGGCGCTGCATCGACTGCCATCTGTCGTTCGAGCCGGACTTCAACCTCCTGGAGTGGGACGACCTGGACGATCCACGGGAAGCCTCCAGGACGACCAGGCTCGTGTGCCCTCACTGTGGCAGCTACTACCGCCACGATCCCGAAGAGGGGAAGCCTGGGAAGCATCTCATGAACCAGAACGGATTCTGGTTGCGCGACGGCCAGAAGTTCACCCAGGAAGGCGAGATCATCGGCGAGGCTTATGAGTCCGAGATCGCGAGCTTCTGGTTGAAGGGGGTCGCGGCGGCCTTCTCCGAATGGCCGACACTTGTCGTGCGGTTCATCCGTGCCGAGCGAGAGTACCAGCGATCCGGTTCCGAGACGGCCTTGAAGACCACGACCAACGTGGACCAGGGGCGCGCCTACCTCCCGAAGTCGATGGCGAGCGACCGTGTGCCGGAGATGCTGAAAGACCGAGCCAAGCCCCTCGGCCAGAGAGAGGTCCCTATGGGCGTCCGCTTCCTGGTGGCCTCTGTGGACGTGCAGAAGAACCGCTTCGTCTGCCAGGTCCACGGTGTAGGACAGGGCGGCGATCTCTGGATCATCGACCGCTTCGACATCCGGTATTCACGGCGCGAGGATGAGAACCGCGACGGCCAGGTCCACTACGTCAAGCCCTTCACCTTCCGCGAAGACTGGAGGGTGCTCATGGAGGAAGTGGCGCTCAAGACCTACCCTCTGGCCGACGGCTCCGGCCGTCACATGAAGATCAAGGATACGATCAGCGACTCAGGCGGTATGAACGAAGCCACATCCAACGCCTACGAGTTCTGGAGATGGCTCAAGAACGGTCCCATCGAGACCGAGGACGACTACGAGCACTACAACAAGCTCTGGGTTCCTGGCCTCCACGGACGGTTCCATCTCTACAAGGGTGGATCATCTCCCACGGCGCCCAGGACGAAGGTGGACTATCCCGACTCTGGACGTAAGGACCGGATGGCCGGAGCCCGTGGGGAAATCCCTGTGCTCCTGGGCAACGTGACCCCGCTCAAGAACCAGATCGACGCCATGCTCGACCGCGACAAACCGATGGCCGGACAGATCAACTTCCCCGATTGGCTGGACATCAACTTCTACAAAGAGCTTTGCGTCGAAGTGAAGAACCACAAGGGCGTCTGGGAGAACCCGAAGTCCTTCCGAAACGAGTCCTGGGACCTTCTGGTGATGGCCCAGGCCGTCCTGATCGAACGCCGCTACGTCGGGGTCGAGCGGATCGACTGGACCGACCCTCCCTCCTGGGCGGCGGAATGGGACGTGAACGATATGGTCTACGACCCTGTGACCCAGAAACAACCGTTTGCCAAAAAGGCCGAAGACGATTATGATCTTGACAACCTGGCCGAACAATTAGGATGATGCGATGCCCACATTGACCGCCGCGCAACGGCTCGTAGAAGCCGAGGACGCCCTCCACCAACTGGTGACGGGGACTTCCGCTCGCGTATTCGTGGACCAGAATGGAGAGCGTGTTGAATACACCGCCGCCAACCGTTCGGCCCTTAAATCCTACATCCAGGAACTCAAGGCAGAGATCGCCGGATCGACCCTTGGCTCCAATGGACCACTAAGGGCGGTGTTTTAATGCGAACATTCTCAGACCCAGATGAAGAAGCGAAATTCCTGTTAGGATTCGATGACGGGATAGGGTCCTCCCCCCGACCCACGCCATCGGTCCTTGG